TAGATGATATTCCAAATCTACTTAGAAAGGTAGTGGACATGAAGGTATTGATGAGTGGTTTTACTGCGTTGCAGATCAACACAGAAAAACGCACGATACAAAAGATTGACGTACCTGCGTCTGTTGCTAAAGCACTACGCGAAGCTGGGCATGACGTTGACTGGCGTAAAATTACTCCAGGCGAAGATCTTTCTAGCTACGATGTACTATGGATAAATCTTGCACCACTTAACTCGTTGAACGGTCGTCAAGGCGCAATGGGTGCGCTGTACGCGTTGTCATCTGGTATTCCTTGTGTCGGATTTTTTGACGATTGGCAGTTTAACACAGTGTTTAACGGCGCGCGTGCTTTAATTCGTAAACCAGAGATGTTGTATAAGCATCTCCTTGTAGGAACTGAACATCGCGGTGAAGAAGGCGCAACTTACTTTAGTCGCGCAGATATTGAAGCCGCGCTAGCACGAGTCAAAGAATTAAATCCTGCGGCGGCAAAAAAGTGCTACATCGAGCGCTACTACATGATGGACAACGATGAAAACATTAAGCCATACGAGAAACGTTTAGTTGAAGCTGCTCGTGACTTACTTGCTGATAGATGGGCTGCTGGTATGGTGCCAGTGTGCCCTATGTATGCTTTTGGAGATAGATCTAGTGTACGTAAGCGTATGCCTGATGAAGTTGGCCCTATTGAAGCTCTAGACCCTACGGCAACTATTGTCCCAACGTTGCAACCAGTTACGCCTCTGCCACCAACAAGCAAGAAGCGTGCATGGGTGCTTGGAGCTCTTATGCCACATGATACTTGGTTAGAAAAGAAAAATCCAGACTGGCCGGTTGAAATTGTTGGAAGTCGTAAGCTTATTAAAAAACTTGGCGGACAACGTTTTGATACTGAACAAGACGTTCTTGAATTCTATAATCATCATTGGGGTATTCTTTCTCCACCGTACCCGCATGCAGGCTCTGGCTGGTGGCGCAGCCGCTTCCTATACGCAGCGCACGTTGGTTCTATACTTGTCACCGATAAGGGTGAAGGGGATCCACTTGGCGATGCGTATAAGTTAAAGATTACAGATGTCGAGAAAATGTCTGATACAGAACTACACGAAGCGGCTATGGCTCAACGCGCCGCACTTGCTCCATATATCCCGAAGTACTCGGCGTTTGTAGAACATTGCAATCGCATCATCGAGCGCGCTGTTGCAGAGGACAAAGGCGTTAAGCGCAACGCTGACGGGACGCTGGCATGAGTAAGATTCTCGTAACTGGCATGTCTGCATCGCACGCATCGCATTCTGCTAACTCTCGTTCTATATCTTTTGCAGGCGTTCTAAAGACTGTGTTAACTCTTCAAGGACACGAAGTAACTCAACTAGATCCTGAAGTCTCATGGAACACTAAGGATTTTGAAGAGTACGATTCGGTCTTAGTTGGGCTAAGCCCGTTGACAAGCTTAAGCGCAAATAGAGTCTACGGCGCATTAAGTGTTATAGACATGCTGCTTGACACTGATAAGCTAGTTCTTTTCTTAGATGCGCCTGAGCCAAACCGGATTACGTCTAGCCTTCGCGCAATAGTGAAGACGCCAGATAACTTAACTAAGCCTTTTTACTCATATCGCAAAGGGTACGACACAGCGTCACAGCCAAATATGCTTCAAAACTTATTAGACATAGTAGAGCACCTACTCACTAAAGAATGGCCAACAACTCTTTATCCTTCACTTCCATGGCAAGACATAAGTAAGGTAGCTGCTCAACTGCCTGAAGGCGCTGCTGGTTCACTAATCCCTATAAGTTTAGATTCTTATCTTATAAACAATCAAGATGTTATCGAGCTAGAACGCCGTGAAAAATGGGTAGTTGAAAACTATTCTTCTTCTTGGGTAAAATCAACTACAGCAACGTTGCAAAGGCCAACAGTGCCTATGAAGTGGCACAAAGGCTGGACCGACGCACAAGTAGAAAGTCAGATTGCCGCAGGTGTAGGTGCGCTATTCAGCCCGCACTTAAACGGCACATGGTGGTCGTACAGGCTTATACAATGTATTAACACGCTAACTCCCGTAGCAACTGATTGGCGCGAAAGCTGCGCAATTGGTAGCTCGTGGGCGCACCTTGCTTCAAGGATAGAAGATATGTCACAAGAAGAAAGAAACACACTAGCTAAAGATCAACGCAAGGAATACACAAACGCAATACCTACACGCACCGACGCAGCAATAGCGCTATCTAGCGCTCTTAAACTATACTCTAAGAAAGGATAGCATGCCTATTTTATTTGATTCTTGGTTAAAACGTACACGTGAGCTACAAAACGATGTGTACTTTATTAACTACGAAGAAATGGAAGGCGATAAGCCTCAAAACATCCGCAAGTTTGTAGAGTACCTACGCTGGAATATGCTAGCAGTAGACGACGAACTTGCGGAGATGCGCCAGGCAATTTCATGGAAGCCTTGGCAGCACGATGCTCCTTACGCAGATCGCGAGGAAGTTATCAAAGAAGCCGTTGACGTTCTACACTTTGTTGCAAACATCATTGTTGCAGCAGGAGGAACCGACGAGATGCTCAATAAGTTCTACGTTGAGAAAATGGAACGCAATAAAGAAAGACAGCTAAAAGGCTACAAAGTTAAAGAAGAAGGCGTAAAATGCGCATTGTGCACTAGAGCTATTGACGATGTTGGTAGAGGCGCTAGCCCAGACATGTGTGCGAAGTGCTTACCTAAGGAGGTAGACTACAATGCCTGAAGTCAACGATGAATGGGTTAGATCTGAAATGCAAGATGCAAAGACTAAGGTAGGTATCGGTAACGCTACACTTAAACTTCTTGCAGCTTGGAAAGATATTAGCTTATCAGTAAACCAGCAGAAGGAAGTTATAGCGCTATTTAGCCGTCTTTCTCTTGGGCATGCCGCGGTAAAAAATAATCCTGATGAATTATGGACTGACGCTCAACCTGGCGCAATTACTTTAGGAGACGAGGTGCGTGTTAAAGCTGCCGCTTACGATGGCGCGACTGGCGCTATTCATAATGGAAGACGCGGTAAGGTTGTAGGAATACGTTATGGCGACATCATATTTAAGTCTATAGATGATAAAGAACCTATCTTAGACGGGGCACACTATTCACCGCACCAACTAGAGAAGAGAGTCCGCTAATGCGATCTACTGTAGAACTTATTGTTCGAGGAAGAAATATTGATGAAATTCTTGCAAACGCAAAGAAAAGTTGGCAAGGTTTTGTAAATAACGATTCTGCGGAACTACCGCCTGACTCTGAGCTTAAGGCTAGAGATTTTAGTGAAGACCCAAATAACGACGGAGTCTTAATTGCGTATGTAACTATTCGCACAAAGATAGAGAGTAAGAATGGCTGAGTCATCTGGTGATCCTTTGCAGTACCGCGTAGAAGCTTTGCGCGAGGCTGCAAAAATTATCTCTGGCGATAGAGATGCGCAGTACGGAGGCCCTGAAGAAAACTTTGATAGAATCGCAAAGATCTGGTCAGTTATACTAGGAGTAGCCGTATCACGAGAAGACGTTGGAATGATGATGGTAGGTCTTAAAGTCGCACGATACGCGTCTAAATCTGGGTTTCAAGGAGATACCTGGATTGATATTGCAGGGTACGCTGGATGTGGGTACGAGGTAGGAATGATCGAGCTAGAGAAAAAGGCAAATCTTTCTGAGTAAATAGCATGCCATAAGTGCGATGTCGGTATAAGGTCCTACCTAGGAACTACGAAGGGCTATACCTTGTCACAACATACCTTTATCGACTGTAACGGTCTTGCTGCGTTCATGAGTCTTGGCTTTGTCCAAAACGATATGAAGATGATTCAACGCACAGGAACATTAAACTTTGGAAACGTCGTTGCAGAAAGTAACCGTCATCTTCTTGGAAATGATTGGACCGCAGAGTTTTCAGACGATCCTAACGAATGGCGCGTACAAAAAGCAGACATCGTTATGGGTTGCCCTCCATGCTCCGGTTGGTCTGTATGGTCTGGTCCTGCAAATCGTGGACCTGACTCTAAGGCGCACGAGCATACCGTAGCCTTTATGAAATACGCTGGACGTGTAAAACCACGCGCTATCGTGTTCGAGTGCGTTCAGCAAGCGTACACGCAAGGGCGGGACGTAATGGTTAAGTATCGCGACATGGTTGAGCAAGTCTCCGGTAAAAAATATGATCTGTACCACGTTAAAGAAAATAACCTACAAGTTGGCGGATTTTCGTATCGCCCGCGTTACTTCTGGGTTGCAGTTGAATCAGGACTTAAATTTAGCGCGGTAACTCCAGTGCCTAAAGAACTTCCACGCATTATGGACATCATCGGTGACCTTGCGGAAATGCCTCAGACTTGGAATAAGCAAAAATATACCGCGCCTTCTCCTTCCAAGTGGGTTAAGCACCTACGCACAAAAAATGGAATGGTTGACGGCCACATCGGAAAATCAAATATTCACGCGCAGCGTATTGAAGAAATCTTTAGCATCATCGGCAACGATGGCTGGGAAGGGAACGGTGATACCGGCGGTGCGCTCAAAAAAGCAGTAGACTTAAACGACGGTAAGTTTCCTCAGAAGTGGATTGACATTTCTCCCCGCGTTATTCGTAAAGATTTTAAGCTTGGCTTTTCGCAACCGTATCGTTGGAAAGAAGATCACTGGTGTAACGTCTTAACTGGCTCCGCGCTAGATCACGTTGTTCACCCAACGCAGCCACGACTTATTACACATCGGGAGTCTGCTCGTATGCAGGGTTTGCCTGATGATTGGAATATTGAAGAATCGCGTGACTACTCTCATCTGGCTGCTGTATGGGGCAAGGCTGTCCCAGTGCAGGCGGCCAACTGGATTGGTAAGGCGCTTAAGGACGCGCTTGACGGTAACCCACAAGGAGAACCTGCAGAACTAATCGGAGACCGAGAGTACTTAATCGACTCAGACAAAGGATTCTCAAGACACTACGCCAAGAAACAGTGGTACAGTAGCCCTATGGAGACTAGCGCTAAATGAGTATACGCGATTACAACGATGATCTTGTCCCGCTTTGTGAGCGGTGTTGGATTGCGGAAAATAGCGTGTGGGAACCAGAAAGCGTAGATATGGAAGGGAACATTCTGACGCGTTTAGTTAGCGTAAATGTACCTATTAAACTTTCTCCAGGCACGGTCTGCGAATGCTTTATTTGCAGTAAGGTTACAGTTGTAGGTATATACGTGTCAGCTGATGATATTGAAGAAGCTGACCCAGAAATGGATATGGACATGGAGGAAGAAAATGTTCTTCCTTTTGACGAAATACCGCCAGAGGACACGCCTACCTGATATAATTTACACAATGACGAACGGACGAATATATGCAAACCTTCCTACCTCAGACTAGCTCCTTCGAGCATATTGCTCAAGAACTAGACAACAAGCGCCTTAATAAGCAGGTCCTTGAGGCGTGGCAACTTATGTTAGTGCTTACCTCGCTAAATCCACAGGGCGAACACCGTGACCCTAAAGGCTGGCGTAATCATCCTGCAGCAAAGATGTGGGAAGGCCACGAAAAAGCTTTGTCTATGTACGCAACTACAATGTGTGACGAGTGGCTAGCTCGCGGTTACAAATCTACAATGATTCCTAAGATTCAAGGAACACTAGTCCGCGCGCTTGAGCTAGGGCGTATCAGCGACGAGCTTACCTTTCCTTACTGGTTTAAAGACAAAGATACATACGAGCAAATCGCCGCTACCCACCGCATTGCTTTACTACGCAAGGAGTACGACTGGTACTCTCAATTTAACTGGCCAGAGGACAAAGGTTATCGTCCTGAGTACTACCAATACCTATGGCCTGATGTCAACGGCGTGCTTCAACTAGGCACCTACAACAATATGTAGGCGTTGCTCAGTGACTCTTAGAGACACTTTCACGCCTAGCCTGAGGTAATTTATTGCTCTAAAATAATCTGCGTTTATCCGCGCAATGGCTAACTTTCCAGTGTAGTATTCCTCTTACGGCGGCGTAAGGGAGAGATAGTGAAAGACTCGCGTATAGGCGAACTTTTGTGGAAAGAATGGACCGGAGACGGTTATGAACAATTAAACGATGAATCTATCGTGTTCTTCACAGAAGACCATATAGACCTAGAGAACGAGCTTATTCGTCGCGCATTAGCGTCTGCCTTGCAGCGTGATGGTGTATCCGTATCATTAGGAAAAGGTTTTCAATTCTTAGAGTCGTCTTACTTAGCATACGGTTACGCTGGTGAAATTGACGGAGACACAGAGCTTACTGCGTGCGATGAAGAAGGAGAAACGCGTGAAGGTGACGTAGTTGATCAAGTGTTTTCCGTTACCTGGGTAGAGGTAAACGTAGAGTGAGTGCTTCTATTGATTTAAGTTGGCAGAAAGATTCAGCCTGCGCACTAAAAGAGAATGAAGGAATAAGAGATTTTTTCTTTTCTTCTGAACCTTCTGAAAAGTATCAAGCAAAGAACTTATGTTTTTCTTGTCCTGTTCGTCGTGACTGCTTAAAGTGGGCACTTGAACACAGACAAATCTGGGGAATCTGGGGAGGAAAAGACGAAGGTGAAATCCGTCGTACTCTTTCAGTTTCATGGAACGGGCAAGAATCACGTCGTCAACGTTTCCCACAGTGCCCTGCGTGTAACGCACGGCCAAATAAGCTTAAGACATTAGTTGTTGATGTTCCAGGCGGAGGGCGTTGGGCAACTATGCGTCTTGTTCAATGCGAGGCATGCAACTTTACCTGGCGCTCGAGAACGAGTGCAAATGCTGTTGATGCGTACCATGCTCAAAGAGAAGAAAAGCTTGCTAAAAAAGAACGCGAAAAGACAAAAAAACCTACTAGGAAAAAGACTAAAGAATAGACAAATAAGTATGATATGTTATACCTATGAATGATATTGATCTTCCTACAGTATTTATAGCTATACTTGTTAAGCAAAAGGAAGCTGTTCTTCCTCTGTTTCTAAGAACCTTAGAAGAGCTTGACTACCCTAAAGATAAGATATTTCTGTATGTAAGAACAAATAACAATACAGATAACTCTGAAAAAATTCTTCGTGAGTGGCTTTCTGCTAATGGTAGCGAGTATCAAGACTACTTGTTTGACTGCTCGAATGTATCTACTAAAGTTGAAAATTACGGAGTCCATGAATGGAACGGAGAACGATTTAGAGTTCTTGGTAAAATACGTCAAGAGAGTCTACGTCAAGCTATACGCGCCGGTAGCGATTACTACTTTGTTATTGACGCTGATAACTTTATATATCCTGAAACACTTAAAGAACTGGTTGCGCTTGATCTCCCTATCGTTGCGCCTTTGCTTAGGTACGCGGTAGCTACACCAGAGCATCCAGACAGCGAAGATCAAAAAGATCGTCTTGCTGGACATGAAGGACGCTATTACTCTAATTATCATTACATAGTAGACAGCTACGGCTCGGTAATACCTGAACCAATTTACTATCAAATTCTTTATCAGAACGAGCGTAAGCCACACAAGGTTGACTGTGTGCACTGCACTTACCTTATTAAGCGAGAGCATCTTGGCGCTCTTAGCTATCTTGAAGAATCTGACCGCTGGGAATACATGGTATTCTCAGAGTCAGCAAGAAAGAATAACGTAGATCAGTACCTAGATAATAGAAAGATATATGGAGTACTTACGTTAACTGAAAATGCAGATGCGTCTACGTGGATGTACAACGAACTAGCAGATCCAGAGACTAGAGAAGCTAAGTATAACGCTATAAACGTCCCAGACGTTCTTTAGTCTTTTCTTGTTATTAAGTCTATTCTTTTAGGCGCTCCCGCTGTTTCCCACTGAAGTAGAGTTTCTGCATCCAATGAGAATGGTGGAAGCTTTAAGTCTAACCCACGATAACCGCCTGGAGTAATATTATAGTTCACACTGTCGTGCGTGTATGTTGTATTACATATCAAAGCATACTTTGCCGCTTTTTGTATTCTTTTTACAATAACGTCAACGTCAGCGTTTGGAAGATGCTGAAGAACGTCCTTGCACAAGATTAAATCTACTTCAGGGAAGTCAAAATTAAGTGCGTCAGATAAGACAAACTCTATGTTATCACTTCCGTACGCCTTATCGTTTTGTGCGATAACGTCTGGCACAACGTCAACGCCCGTGTAATGCACGCTTGAGAAATCGAGTAACTTAGAGAATTGCCAATCTCCGCACCCAAGATCCAGTACTGTTTTTATCTCTCCCTTATCAACCCAGTCCTGCACTACTTTTCTGTACTCAACTGTTGCTTCCTCAGTTGACCCAGGGCCACTGCCATTTCCCCAGTGGCTATTCTTATATATACTTTCAAATATTGAAGTTGCTGGTCCTGAAGCTGCACTAATTTCTTCTATATTTTCAATCCCCTGCTCATAGAACTTTATATTATTTGCAAGGCGTTGATCTGTAGGGTTAGCGTCTAGGGCCATTTGACCGTATAGCACAGCTTTTTTCTTGTCGCCAAGGTTATGAGCTGACAACGCACGCATATCATTGAGCTGCCATGTCCATAAAGATCCGGAAGAAAGATAATGATTTGTTGGAGCGCACGTGGCAACGAGCTTAGAAGTTTCCCACATTCCGCCCCAGTCTCTCATTGAGTAGTAGCAACTGACCTTTGCGTAGTAGTTTTCTCCGCACGGATCAAGCTCTATAGCGCGATCTGCCCAAGACATAGCTTCATCTAAGCGATTTAATTCTCGACATGCGTCAGAAGCCCATCGACAGACAGCTGCACGCTCAACAACCCAGTCATCACTAAACGCTAGAAGTCTTTTTGCCGTTGATATGACAAGTTCCCATTCACGATAATATGTGTATTCTCTGCATAGGTAAGTAACAAGACGATGATCTTTTGCGTTTCCTTCTTCAGCACACGCGGCAACAAGCATAGGCAAGTACTGGCTACGAGGCTTAGAGCTGTCTGGTTTGTGATACATCTTTGTAGGTATATTGCAGTCTACCTGTTTTGTATCTAGCGAAGGCACAAACACTTCATGAATAGGCCACTTCCAGTACATACCGTTACGTGCATGCAGTCTGCACATAGACCATACGTGCCCTGTGTCAAAATCACACCAGCCACGCGTTGCGCCAGGCACCCAATGTTCTTTTACCTTATCAAAAAAATCTTCATCTAGTGTCTCGTCAAGATCTAAGCTTAGGCAAACGTCAATGTCAGATGGTATAAGCGCTAGCGCTACGTTACGCGCTGTGTCAAACCGCCAAGGCTTTACGTTAACTTCATAGACGATAACGCCATGCTCGCGCAGGATCTCAACGGTGCGATCTGTGGAGCCAGTGTCACACACAACGCGTATGTCAGCGCCTTTGGTAGTTTCCGCCCAGCGCGCAGCGTGTTTTTCTTCATTCAAGGCAATCGAGTAAGCGGCAACTTTCATAGGATATACCTTATCATCTTTCTGTATAAAAATAGTTAATTTGGCAGATAAGGTTTAAGCTAGCTTATTTCTATCTCTGAACGAACTATGTCAGAAAAAGAACGCGTAGGCGCCCAACTAAGCAAGTCTAATTTATTGTATTTAGGGTAGATAGTTTTATCTACCGCGCTATTTGTGGCATATAGGATACTTACGTTGTTCTTCCTGTACTCTTCTATCACGTCGATAACAGAGTGTTGAACTCCAGAAAAAACGTCAGTTAGAATGCTTTTATTCCCTGCCAACAAGTACTCCAAGGCTTGAACATTTACCTCTGCTATATCTAGTACATGCGTGTAATCTCGCGTTGAACTAGGACTATTAACTGTAAACATTATCCCTTCTTTTTGCATGTTGTCAAGAATAGAAAATATATTTTGCTTTGCGGTGTCAGAAATTCCAGCCGCCTTTCCTCCAATATTAAAATATCTAAGAATCACATGAGACCGGACCCTACGGATTACCTTTTCCTCTACTAGCTTGCCTTTAGCGTATGGGTTAGTAGGTTCGTATACCGAGGCTGAAGATGCAAAAACAATAGGTATGCTAAAAAGTCTGCAAAGAAGCACGAGCGATACAGTTGAAGATACGTTGTTCCAGTAGTATGCGATAGGGTGCTTTTTAGATTCACCTATGCTTTTCTTGGCTGAAAGATGAACAATGCCTATCGGTCTGTTGCGTAAAACAACAATAAGCATCTTAAGAATGTTCTCTGTAGCGCTTCCTATCTTCTTGTCAGTTATTACGGGATAGTACCCGTGCGCTTTTAGCGCGGCGTCTGTGGCGCACCCTATGTACCCCAAACCGCCAGTGACAAGAACCTTTTTCATAATTTTCCTATCTTTAGCGTATTACGTGTAGCTATAGGTATAATATAGTAACATGAGTCGCCGACATTTTCACGATACGTACCGCAATAAGCGGTACCATACTCATCACTACCGAGAAGAAACTGCAGAAGGGCTTTTTGAAGCAAAGATAGAAAACTTTATAATTAGTTTGCTAAAAAGAATATTTAGACGTAATGCTTGATTTCGTAGAGATACTCAATAAAAAATCTTGTGACGGCTGCACAAAATGCTGCGAAGGGCATCTAACAGCCACCATACATGGGCGCAAGATGTTTCCTGGCGCTCCCTGCGTCTTTGTCGAACAAGGCGTAGGGTGTAAAGAGTATGAGACTAGACCATATCATCCTTGTGTCGTTTTTCAGTGTGAGTGGCGAAGAAATCCACGCTTTGACGAATGGCTAGCGCCTACAAAAGTTGATGTTATTTTTGTTAGACAAAAACATAACGGCTTCGAGTATCTTCAGATTGCGGAGGCAGGTAAGCCTGCGTCTGATGAGATCATTGCTTGGGCAAAAGATTATGCTGAAAAACATAAAATGAATATCAAATGGGCTGTAGATGGTGTTTCTTTTTTTGCAGGGTCAGCAGAGTTTGTAAAGGCTATGATCGACACTGCCAACTGAACAACCTTTACTCTACAGGAGCATCTACAGGAGCAGAAAATACTCCATTTTCATAGGTGTATCCTTCGGCAATATCTGCAGCGGCAGGTTGATCTGTTATATCTACTACAGTATTATTGGAAAGCATCTCCATAAATCCTGGCTCAGTAAATAGCGTAGAAGTGACAACTCCTCCAGTGACTATGGCGTACTTTTTAACAACAAACTCTTCAGGCATGATTCTCCTAGTATGTATCGTGTGCTTAGCGTAACTATATCACTATCCTATAAAGTCTACTAAAGTTTTCCCGTAATTGCCGCAAGGCTGTGCATTACGGCTGGATTAAAGCCTCTTGGCATGTCGTTCATCCAAGACACTAGAACAAATTTTTCGCCAGAGGTGACCGGAAGCGCGGCATGAAGATACGCGTAGTTTGCAGGGAACACAACTATACAAGGTTCTTCTGGTTTTACCTTTAGATCAAAATGCTTAAAGAAGGTTTCGCCACCTTCGTATTCTGTAGGGTTTAAGTAGACTAAGATTGAACAGGTACGATAAACAGACCAGCTACTGTCAGCGTGAAAGTCATACTTCTTACTTTCACTGTACCTTAGCAGGTTAAAACCTTCGTCTTGAGTTACCTCACACTCGTACGTTGTAGCATAGTGGTTTATTGCAGGCACAGTCTGTTTGCGCAGCTCATCGTCCCAGAACGGAAAAACTTCTCTGAAATTCAAGCTCTGACTAGTTCTTATTTCTTGGTCTGGGTTCTCATTATGCCCGACGCCACTTTTTTCCCAACAGGAACTAGGCGCTTGATTTGCTATCTCTAGTATACCTTTTGCTAGGTCTTTAGACAGAGGATACTGGTGTACCGCCTGCGCCATCACCGTATGTTCCACTTACTCCTCCTTTTTTCTTTTGAACACCTTGCGCGTCCAA